CAGCCGCAGTCAAGCCACTGCTGGTAAAGTCGTTGCCGTTGCCGCTGTCGTCAGCACCTAGATCAGCACTGTCAGCGCCTGTGATGTAATAGCCGTTTATTCCATAAGAGCCAGTGTAACGCACCGGCACCCACTGTCCGGTGTCAGCGTTGGTTTCACCGAAGCTGGTTGGGTCTAGTGCTTGGCCGTCTACAAAGTTAATTTCGGCTAGATAGCCGTCAAGAAATTGTGAATTACCTCCTTCTCGACCAACCTGAATTGCCTCACCAGCACCACCCGTGTTGAAGTTTGTGACATATCCAGATGACGGGTTTGTTTCCAGACTGAAATCAGTGATCCTTGATCCGTTGTGATAGATTTTAATTCTGTCAGCAGCGGTGCCGTTATCTGTATCAAAAGCAACTACAAAATGACTCCACGCCGAAACGTCCCGAAAAACTTGACTTGTAATTATGTCGTAGGCACTGCTTGCTTGGAAAACTCGAAACTGGTCGTCAGAGTCAAACCGTATGCCCTCATAGGTCGAGCCGCTTGCATCGCCGCCGTAGATACAGACTTGCGTAGCGCCTAATTTGCAACGCTTTACCCAAAATGAAAAAGTGCAATCAGTGCCGCTCGTCGGTGATCCGCTGTAACCAGACCATTCTAAATAAGCAGAATCATCGTCATTAAACCGGATCGACTGGTCGATGGTGTAACCGCCAGCCGCAGACGATTTAGAGTTGCCTTGGATTATTGACATCAGGCAAACACCGCGCTGGTGACCACATAGGCGTTCGTGCCGTCGTCGTAGTACGACAGCCAGTAGGTGCCAGCGGTGCTGATCGTGGTCGCCAAGTTTGCATCACCCTTGGTCGTAGCTGCCAAGCTGATCGCGTGACCGCCAGAGTTATCCAGCAAGATGTTGCCTGACTGTCCAGCGGTGTGGTTGGTGAACGTCAGAGTGCCTGTGCCGGTGGGGGTACATTTGAAGTTGTTCGTGGCGTTCTGATCAAACGACAAGTCATTGTCCGTAGTGATAGTTCCACGCTGGCTCACCGTGAACGTCTGTGCTGCATCGGTGACGGCGTTGTCTGCATCATACGCCTGTACGTCCGTGCCGATAGCCACGCCCAGGTTTGTCCTAGCGGTTGCCGCATCGCTGGCTCCAGTGCCACCGTCTGCTACAGCTAGGTCAGTAATTCCGCTGATCGAGCCGCCGGTAATCGAACCACCAGTGATCGAAACACTGCTGGAGTCCTGCGTGGCAATGCTGCCTAGGCCAAGGCTGGTCCTAGCGCCGCTTGCGGTGGTTGCATTGGTGCCACCGTTGGCCAGCGGAAGAGTGCCGGTAACTTGCGTGGTCAGGTCGATGTTACCACTTAGCTCACTGGTTGCTATGCTGCCGTATACAACATCTGTGCCATCAGACTTGAGGACAGTTCCTGAACTGCCGATGCCCAGCTTCTGCAAGGCACTGGCACCACGGGTAATAATATCACCACGTGTGTCCGTGGGATCACTAATGGCTCCAAGGTTGGTACGTGCTCCAGCAGCTGTGGTAGCACCTGTGCCACCGCTGGTTATAGGAACTGTGTCTAGGCTGACAGTCACGGCACCAGTGGCTTGGTCTACGGCTACCGGAGTTGTAGCTGCAATGCTGGCAACACCAGCCAGCGCACTGGCCAAGGTTGATTTACGAACCTTGAACGTCTGGCCTGCACTGATGTCTACAATTGGCAGAACATCATCATCGGCCAGATCAGCTTCTTCAAGTTCTGTAAGCTCTGTGATTTTTTTGTTAGTAGCCACTTACCCCTCCAACCAGCTAATAAATACGTTTGCGCTTCCGTTTGTAACAATTGCCGCTATTTTGTCACCGTCAGTTCCTCCGGGAGTCGTTGACGGACTGACTGTGATATAATTTTCGTCTCCATCGTGAATAAACGTGGACGTTCCGTCTGTTAGAGCAGTTGGATTTGTACCAACTTCAAAGAAAGTCAGCGGAGACCCGGAAGCTCCGTGACACGCGATTCTTGCCACGTTGCAGCCAAACGGAGTAGGACCAGATGCAACAGAGGTTCCAGAAGAAGTGAGCTGTTCGTTAGAATTGATACGATAGGCGTAGACGTTCTGGCGAGCCATTTATCCCTCCAAGAACGTAACGTTTACCGTGGCCGTTCCAATGCTAGCAATCTTTTCTCCATCTGTGGCACTGGGGTCGGTATCACCCTTGATCACAAAGTAAGCTGCATCGGCCGGGTCAATGCGCGTACCCGCTGCCGTGGCAGTTGGGTTAGGTCCGATTACGATATTAACAGCAGCACTGGTAGCAATGCGAGCAATGGTGCAACCAAAGGGAGCACGTCCGCTCTGCGCACTGGTGCCTGTGCTGGTGATATTCTCGCTGCTGATAATGCGAGAAGCAATGTTATTCTGGTAAGCCATGTCTATGCCTTTATGTTTTTGTCAGAGTTCATTTCAAATCCAAGCTCAATGCCTTTGAGCTTTAGTTCTTCGCGCTTGACCGCCATGTCGTGTTCTATCTCTACTCGCTCAAGTTCCAGCTTGGCTGCTTTGATTTCAAGTTCTTTTGCCTTGACCTCTGCTTCAAGCTGCGTGGCTTGCGCCTGTGTCATCATCGCTTGGGCTTGGACCTGTTGTAGCTGCTCTTGCGCACTCGGAGGCGGAGGTTCTGTGGGCGGCGTACTGACAAACTTGTCTACGTTCTTGATGCCCATCTCGTCGGCTATCTCGCGAACCAAGTTGTAGATGTTATCCGGCTGTACAATGCCTTGGGTCTGCTGTCCTACTTTTTCTATCAGGCTAGCAAAGTTGCTGATGTTCTGTAGACGGACATCTTGGTCACCGTAGCCAATGCCAACTTCGATGTCTACGTCTAGGTCTTCTCGCCAGCTGGCAGGATCAATCTGGAAGTAGTTATTGTTTAGCCGGACAACCTTCTTGCGGTCTTCGTACCGCTGGATCAGGTTGTAGATCGACTTGAACATATTCCTTACGCCGGTGTCTGCAAAAACCCTAGCTATTAGTTCCAGCCGTCCTTGGGCATTGGTCAGTGCAGCGGTGACTGCACCCGTGGTTACGTGCGTTTTCAGAACGTCTGCGCTAAGTCCCTGCGTCTTGGGATTAACACCAGTGCGACCACTTTTGATGTCTTCCCAGTATTGGAGCATCTGGAAGCTGTACGGCTGAAGGCTAGGCGTCTGGATCGGCTGTAGGGCATTGGGACTGCGCGTACGGACAATGCCACCCGGCCTGTTGGTCAACAGGTCGTCAATGTTGACTTGGCCTTCTACAACTTGGAACCTGCCGTTGTTGGACAGGTACATATTGTCTAGCAGATTTCTGGTCAGTGTAGACCGGATCAGCTGAATGTCTTCTACCGTTTCTGCCACAGACAGTCCGTAGAACTTGTGCGGAATCGGAATAGGACAGACGGTGCTGAACGGGATGTAGTCGATAGGTTCAATGTCTAGCAACTCTGAACCAGCGTGGCAGATTTTATGCAGCACACTAATTCCGCTGCCGTCCATGTCCAGCTTGACATAGGACTCGTATACTTGGACAACCATTTCGCTGTCAGCGGCAGCTTGATTAGGATATACGTCCGTGGAGTCATAGGAGTGTCTGGCCATGTACTCTTGGCTGGTGGTGATATCGTCTGCACCACCTGTGTAGCCGGGGAGGTCTTCCACCACGTCCGGATCAAATCCCATCTGGAGCAGTTCGCTTTTGGACTTGTGCGAACGATGGCAAATGAACCGAGCATCTTCTAACGTCTTGGCACCACGGTTAATCAGGAACTCTTCCGGTGGTACGTTTTCAATGGTGACTTTACCTTCCATCGATGTCCTTGCAAAGGTGACATCGTGGAAGACCTCTTCGACCTGCACTAATTCTCCGGTGAACGGATCAGGCTGCTCAGTGATCGTTACCGTTTCTTCATGCTCTACAACTTCTAGCTCGTCGTCTTGCTGGAGCAGCGAGTATTCCTGCTCTGTAAGGTTCTGATATGACTCTGTGGTGGTCTTTTCGACCTCTTCCCAGTAGTGTTTGACAATGCCAACCTTCTGCATCAGCGCGTCAAGGAACATGTTATATAGCACCATAAACCCGTCGTTCTGCTTGTAGAACACGTGATTTACGTACTTGGTGGCCTGTTCTGCGGTGTCCTCGTCCTCTGGACCCTCTGGTACAAACTTGACCACCCTGTCTCCAGCTGTGAAGATGCGCATCAGGCTAGGCATCATCCACATCAGGGTGTCTTGGACATCGGTGACTACGACTTGGCTACGTCCGTCTTCCTCGTTGCCAAACGGTTCTCCATAGAAATACTCCATGGAGCGTTCGCGCTGGGAGCTTATCTCGGAATCCATGTAGTCCGAGGAACCGTTGATCTCGCTTTCTACAAGACCAATGATCTCTTCTTCTGTCATATTATGAGCCATCAGGATTTCTTCTTCTTTTTCTTAGGAAACCCAGCTTTCATAGCTGCATAGGCTTTGTTGGAGATAGTGCTTTTGCTCTTAGGACGCGAGATGCCCTTTTTCTTGCGAGCATTGATGTTCGCATAGAGTCCTCGTTTAGCCACGTTTCTTCTCCTTATACCCGCTTGCGTAAGCTGCCCGTGCTTGCCTAGCTGCTCCAGCTTTGGTCTTATAGACCTTGCCTTTATTACCCCACTTGTAGCCGCCTTTGACTTTGCGGATTGGCATTAAATCTTAATACCCTTATTAGGGTCAATTGATTTTATATATTCTTGGCGCTTTTTACGCTTTTTTCTTTGTTCTTCCATTTGTTTCATAACTTTGTTTTTGTGCTCCATCATTTTTTCGTATTCTCCGCGACGACGCTCATATTTTTCAATAGGGTCTAGCATAAGCCACGGTTTTTGCCTTTTCCCTCCACTATTTTTTGGAAGTTTATCTCTTAATTCCGACAAAGACTGGCGGTTTCTATTTCGGGTAAACATGCTCATTAGACTATCCCTGCGTTAGAGTATTTGATTTCTTGTTCGAATCCGTATCTACGGTAGTGTGTTTTGTTCTTGAGCTTCTCACCAAAGCGTTCAACTGAGAGCACTGCGTATCTCATTGCTGAGATCAGGTCGTCCTTGATCGGAACTACTTTTCCGTTTTTCCGATGATACAAACGCATTTCTTCCAGAGTTTCTGCACAGGACTCAAAAATTTGCAAACGGCCTGTTTCAAACCGTTGTAGCATTTCGCTGATGCCTGCTTCAATCGAGTTATTACCATTTAGCTTACCTTCTGCTGGCGGGTTGGTAAAGTGTTCTGGTAGCATATAGACACCTAGGTCTCTGTACTGTTGAGCTAGCTGAATCCCGGAGCCTTTGTCATGCTGTAGTCCGTCGTGTGGGAAAGCTACAGGTATGCCGGGTGTCCTGCCGTTCAGTGCTGCTGCATGTGTCAGAGGTGTCTCTTTGCTTCTCCTGTATTCGTCATAGACGTAAATTATGTCATCGTCTGCGTCAAATGCGACCCAACTGATGGCAGTGGGGTGATCAAAGCCAAAGTCAATTGCAGCCAGCCGGGGGAAATGTTCTGGCAAGTCGAAGTCTTCGCAGACGATGTCCTCTTCTGAGACAGGAAAGACCAACCCTGAGCCAAACACCGGAATGCCCTTTGAGCGCATGTCCCGCTCTGCTGGGCTATAGACAGCTAACAGCTGCTCCTTTGTTTTTTCGTCTAGGTGGTCTACGTCGTCCCATGTTGCTGTGATCAGGCTCTGGCCCGGTTTCAGGTCGTTCATAAAAGCCGAGACTACGGATGTCATCCCCCGCTCCGGGGTGAAAGTCATATAGACAATCCCATCTGTATCTGCGGTTCGCGTTATGCACTGGCTAAAGATTTCCTGCTTTGGTTCCTCGTCTAGCCAGACAACGTCTATTGCCTCGCCCATGAACTTCTCAAAACCCTGTTCGTAGGCTTTAAAACTTATCTGGGAGTTGCCCCCTGACCTGTGCTTGACCAGCACGGACGAGTAGGCGTTTGGTACACCCGGTTTACGCACTGTTTCAACGATGTTGTCCAGTGGGACAGACCCAGTGCCTTTCTTTGTTGGGTCTTGCGGGTTACCAAAAAGTTCTTTCTGGATGATGTCTCTGGTGGTGTCGTTTGACTCACCAGCTGCCCACGCCCTGATCGGCTTGTTAAACCTGTGCCCCTTCCACCACTCCGGATAGTCTCCGGTCAGGTGGTATGCTGTCTCTGCCGCTCCACAGTAGGTTTTCCCTACCCGGTTAGCCGCCATTAAGATGCGTTGTGGACAACCTTGACCCTCAGTGTGAAACCTTGTCTGGTAGTCATATGGGTCGTATTGTTCAATGCGTCTTGTTTCTAGCCGCCGTTGTTTCTCTTGGAGTAGCTCTAGAACCTTTTCCTTATCCACGTAGCTTTACCACGTTTTTAGACAACCGCTCGATCTGTTCGTCTAGCTCTGCATCAGTCAGGTCCGTGACCTCTTTGACTACAGTTTCCTGCTTGTGGACTGCATCGTAACCCGCCCTAGACAGAATGTCTCTGGCAGCGTTGAGCTTGACGTTCTCAGACTCTGCCTCGCGCATCAGACGCTCTAGCACAGTCAGGGCCAACGTTGCCGTTTCACCTACCCGCTCCTTGATCCGCTTTTCAATATGGAGCCAAAGGTGGCGCTGTAACCGCTTGGCACGGTTTTTGGCATGTGCTAACTCTTGGTTACAGACAAACCCCGCTTCAAAAAAAGCATCAACTGGTTCACGGTGGTTGTCTACAAGCTCAATGACAAACTGGTGTTCCCTCTCTGTCATATCAGCGTCCAGAGACTTAGGTTCTACATAGCTGGGATACTTACCTGTTTTCTTAGCCATTGAATGTCCCCCAGATCATTAGTGCAACAATGTAGACGATGTATGCTCCTAAGAGGATACAAGGTGTCCACAAAATGTACTTCATACTGCTATTATACAGTATGTTAAACAAAGTGTCAACAGGTTTTCAAAATACCCCCCAGAATGGACGCAGAGAACATGACAATAATAAAAACACCGTGGGGGGGTCGTTCTCGTTTTGTTCTCACTTTGTTCTCAGACGTGAACAAAACTGGAACAAACCATGAACATCCAAAGTGTTGCAAAATTGTCACACTGTTGCACACCGGCCACAGACCAAGTGTTGCAAAATTGTCACACTGTTGCCCAGGTGCCACACTGTTGCAAGATTGTTACACTGTTGCAGATCGGCAACCGTGGACCAATTGTGTTTACAATGTGGCACATTGGAAAAATTCTAGTGTGCGCGTGTGCGTGTAGATACAACGTTTATTGCGTGTATGTGCACGATATAAGTTTCTGTTATGTCTGGTATCACGTTTGCATATATCGGATCGATATAGTGAAAACATATGGCAAACACCGTTGACAAACATTTTTGATATATGCCTGTTAAACGGCCATACAGCGTCATACAGCGCGATTAGTCTTTTCAGGTATGTACCTACCCGGCACATGCGACATGGGCGCTCACGGGCCATCCTAGGCCATGCAATAGTCGCATAGCTAGGCGCATAGGTATGCAATAAAAGCGTGCCTTGCTTGCCGATATTGTGCTATTCTGTACGTCTATCAAAATAGAAAGGTTACCCCATGTTTAAACTCGACGAAAAACCTACCCTGATCGGCATTGTTAAAGGCCGGGGATACTATGAGCACCCGGAACACGGAGACGAATGCGAACTAATCATTAAGGTTCCCGGCGGGTGGGAATTTTCAGATTTTTGGGATTTACCCGATCCGGAAGAGGTGTAGAACCGAATAGACGTTGCAACATTGGAGCACCCGGTTTAATATCCGGGTGTTCTGATGTTTCAACGGCAACCGAGAAAGGATATTTGCCATGTCAAAAGGATATCAGCCTAAAACCGACAACCTCGCACGGTTCTATAAATGGGGAATGATCAAGCGCCGCACGGTCCAAAAGAAATATGAGATCGGCAGCGGTAAAACGTTCTACTGGTTAAAGTTCGGGTTGCGCACGATATACGTTAAACGCATTTCGCCGCGCAAATTGTGGAAGTTTGCGGGTTAACACGTCGGAGCGGGCGGGCTATAATGCTCGCCCGTTCTAATGTGTTAACCTGTAGGGAAAACCCATGAAAGTAAAAGACGCCAGACAAGCCGGGAAGATCAGTACCGGCAACACTAAAATGCC